TGTGCTTCACCGAGCTTTTGCAGGATGTTCCCTTCAGGAACGGCATCAAGAATCGACATCGCGTAAACATGCTTCACGCAGTCGCCCGCGCTTTTCTTCAATCAAGTGCATCGACGATACGGTGCAACACGCCGTCACATCGTTGATTTTCATGCAGACGCGATACATGCTGTCTTCTGTTGGTTCGTACCAAAACTCTTCATTCATGAGACAAGTTGAGCAAGACGTGCTGCTGTATTGATGCAGCCTAGGGCAACAGAAAGCTGACCACGCTTGCGGGCTTCCATCTGCAAGGTAGACGACTGCGACAATAATTCAGCCACCATTTCATAGCGTTCCATGTCCCAATCAGCCCGCATCAGCTCACGCGCTTTCTTAATGTAAGTATCAGTTTGACGTGATGAGACACCCCATGTCTCCGCGCAAAACCGAATACAGTCTGACCGCTTGCCACCATTAGCCAGGATGCGTGCACAACGATTAGCGCGTTCCATTGTTTGCTGAACAGTGCTTTTCGGTGTTGCCATCAACTAACCTCCTTTGCTTTAAGGTTAGCCTTATTTTCTAAAGAATTGGAGCGTGAGGATCGGTGTTGCACCGTCGCTGTATCGGTGGTCCCGACATTCGCCTGCTTCTCACGCACGCTTTGTCCACGATACATGCTTGCGCCCATTTCCGCAATGCGGGAAAACGGAACAATTGGAACCGTTAATCGCTGCTTGGCTGTTGGATGAATAAAATATACATAACGGAGCTGATACCCTGGCAATGGCACCGCCTGTCCAGTTTCAATTAAATAACGTGAATAATACTTACCGTTGATTTTTGGATAATTTGCATTGTCCAGAGTTTTCTTAGCAATTACCTTGCCTTTCCATTTAAGCATTTGTTTGTTTATTTTAATGCTTGTCAGGCAAAAGCCAGATGCTCTGTAGATCGCACCATCGCCACACTGAGTTGCATCAGCAAAACTAATTATCCATTGTATGTGCGGATAGTGTTTTTTGATAAGTTTGACTGCTATTGCGATGGCGCGGCTTTCGCTGTTTTTAGGCAGTCTATCAGAAAAAGCCATTCTATTGAGTTCAATAAATCCATTCCACGGTGTATCCTCTACAAGCATTTTTGTACGGCGTTTATCCATTGATGCGCCAAACTGCATGACACCTTCAAGTTTATTATTCAAAAAAACGCCGAAATGCAGTTGACTATTAGGTACAACTTTGCCGCTGTAATGCAGTTGTTTTACAAGCGCGTCTGCATGTTGTCTTTTTATTGGAGCAATTTTAATGGCCTTAGCTGACACCATGTCATTTACTCCACGTTAAAAACAATTCGCATACGCGGGCGATGGCATTTCCATTGCTGTTTTCATTAGGCGTGTCCACAAAATCGCCCATTGTTTTTGCTTTTTCGATGGCCTCTTTGACAACTTCTACTTGTTCATCATGCAATGTAAAAGACATTTGCTGGAATGGTTCTTTTTCTGCATCTGATAATTCCGGCATTTCGTCAAGTGCCTCTACCTCTTCACCACCTAGTTCAGCGAGGTCATCTTCTTCAAACCATGGGCTGATGTCTTGTTCTTCACTAAGCCGATGCAGCATTTCTGCATCCCAGTCTGATAGGTCACTGGTGCGGTTATCTGCTAGGGCAAGACCTACCTTGTCGTGTTCTGACAAGCCGGTGCGTTTGACCGCGATTATTTCGTCACCATCGGTTTCGATGATGCGGACATTTTTGATGCCTGCTGCCTTGGCTCCCTCGATGGTGCCGTTACCAGCAAGGATGCGGTTGTCTTCGTCAATAACGATGCTACGGGCTGCACCGTAACGCTTGAGTGATTCTTGAATCAGCTCGGCTGACTGGTTGGTGCGTTTACGGGCGTTTTTGTGATCTTGCTTCAGATCATTGATACTTGTCACGCAATGAGATGCGGATTTAACGAAAATATAGCATCAGGTTTTGAGTTTGATGTAATTTTGCCAAAGGTTGGTGTAGGTGTTGTGGTGCGGGTGGGACTGGTTGTCCCTGCCATCTAGTTGATAAAGCAGCTCAAGAATGATGACACGATCAAGCATTGCATCGGTGTCCTGTGCACCTGGTAGTGCTGGTGTCGCGCAGTGTTGCGATAGGTCGTGGATTAATTCCTTGAAGTAGCTGGTGCTCATCTGGTCTTTGTGGGTTGTTGCAGTCGTAATAGAGAGCAGTGTAATGATCGTGATAGGCAGCAAAGATGCTACGCAGCTTTTTTTGATCCATTGGCGATGGCACAAATTGCAACGGCTGCAGCCTGTTCAGCTTGTTGAATCGTAAAAACACCGTGCAGTCGTTTACGAATAGCGATGGCGACACGATGAAGAGCGTCAACGCTAAGACCATGATTAGCAATGTTGCTGCGAATAATTTCAGCACGGCTTGTGTTGTTTTCTCTTGCGATTTGATCAAGCAGTTGAATGTCAGGCTCAGGCAGGCTGACTTTAATTTCCTTCATTTACTTCGTAGGCTGTGATCAAGTATGCCTTGATGCGTTCAAGGTCGTTGCAGAAGGACTGTAGCAGATCTGCTGGGATTGCGCGTTGTTCTTCAATGGCATTGTCAGAGATTGCAGCGGCTACTGCTTTGCTGTCGTCTAGTAGATCAGCAAGATGATCAACGACTGGTTCTTGACGTTTGGAAGTGTTGAGAAGTGAAATCATTTTGCAGGTGGTAGGAAGTTTTCAATGCGAAGGAGGTTTTGGTGACGAACACCGCGATAACCAGAAGGAAAATCACGCATGTGTACGTTCATGTTTGATTTGAAGCCTGGTGATGGTTCATCGAGGTGCTCAAGGGTTAGATAACCTTGGTCCACCATGTAACGCAGTTTCAGGCGAATGGAGTTTACATCAAATGCTCGGTTGCCCATTAGAACAAACCATTAAGGATTGGGTTGGTGGTGGGCTGATCATCAAAGCCACGATCAGCAGTGAAGACACGATGCGCCGGATGCTTCATGTCAGGCTCCTGTGCGGGGCTGTAAGCGGTCTGTTTCTTGGGTTGGAACACATCACCCCAGCCTGATGCAATGGCGCGTTCTAGGGCCTCTTGGCGTTGCTGTGGTGTCCATTGCCGAAGTTTGTTGGTGATGCGTTTCAAGACCTGTGATGACCGCGTGCCTTTTTTAACCGACCAGAACTCAACCAGCAACTCAGAGCAGTCCGCAAGATCAGGTGGCACGGAGCTGGTGGGCAAGGTCTTGAGTCTGTTCGGATCCTTTTTCGGCGCTTGCGCCCCTTGGGTTATAGATACTGGGTTTTCTTTTACTGGGTTTTTATTTGTAGGGCCTTTTGGGCTGGGGGTGGTATGACCTTTTGGTACTGGGGTGGTATGACCTTTTGGGCCATGGGTCTTTTGGTCATAGGTTGTGTCATCACGGTGCATACGCACAAAGAAAACACTGGTCCTGCCTGGTCTTGGTGTCTGCACCACCCATTCCTCAGCAATCAACCACTTGATCGCTTGCTGCACATCCTTGACCTTGATGCCGGTTGATTTTGCAATGGTTGCGAGCGATGCCCAGCAGCCTTGGTCGCTGCACCAGCCGAAGCGATGCAGCCATAGATAAACGCAGATGATCTGCTTGCCACCGCGTTCCGACATGACATCCATCAGCTCGTATGGGATGGATGCAAAGCGAGTGGCCTTAAAAGCCTTGGTCAT